CACACGATCCGCCAACCAGTCCAACTGTTCATCCGTCAATCGCATCGCCATGCAAGGCTATTCGCGTCCCGCATATCACCGGTTGCGCGGTTCTGGGATAGCCTCTAGCAACCGCAATCGACGCGTCCTATGCAACACGGCCTATGCAAAACAGCAGGTGGTTGGTGAGCCGCATAAACCAGAGGTCAGGGAGAGTCTTGGATGCTAACCATTTATGCGACCCTGAGATGCCTCACGCGGCCTGTCGCTATCCCGCTGGCGCACTGGTGACGCTGGCGATGACTGACTCGCCGCCCAGCACGAAGCCCTGGCGTCCGAAGCGCACGGTGAGCGAGGCGAGGGTGTCTGCGCCGGTTGCGCGCTTTCGTCCGTGAATCGCTCGCCGCCCACTGTTCCCCAGAGACTCAGATGGAGTACGTTCCGCCCGGGCCGCTGACCGGTTGCGAGCCGCTCATGCTCCCCGAGCCGCTGGCGGACGAAGACCCGGACGAGGAGAACGCCGACGAGCCGCTCGACTTGCTGCCCGACGACCCGCTGCTGCTGGACGAGCCGCTACCAGATCCGGACCCGGAACCCGATCCGCTGCCCGAACCTGATCCTGAGCCGGAGCCCGATGACCCGCTGCCCGATCCTGAACCGCTGTGTGCCGTCGCGGGCATGTCATTGTGGACCCAGACGCCTTCGGCGAGGAGGGTGTTGGTGCCGGGGATGTGGATGGCGACGGTGCGGGTCGGCGCGTCGATGCGGACGACCGACTCGACCTCCTCCTCGTTCATGTGCTCGTCGATGAGGAAGTCGCCGGGCTGGACGAACTCGGCGGAGGCGAAGCCCCACTCGTCGCCGCGGCGGATCATGAACGGGTGCTCGGGCGTGGCCTTGAGACGGCGGTTGATGACGACGAAGCCCTGGTGCTCGCCGAGGCGGATGCTGGCGACCCGCGCGGTGACAGGCGTCGCGCCGTGCAGGCCGTGGTGCGAGAGCCAGTTGTACTGGGCGCGGTACGGGACATCGACCTCGAGGCCGGGGACATGGATCGAGGCGACGAGATCGCCCGGCCGGAGGTTCTCGATCGGCGTGAGGCGGCCGTCCGCCAGGCGCACAAGCGTGCCGAAGAGGAGGCAGTTGCTGCCGCCGGGGCCGGTGCCGCCAGGACCCGTACCTCCCGGACCCGTCCCGCCCGGGCCGGAACCGCCGGGGCCGCTCCCGCCGCCGGAAGACCCGCCCCCGCCGGACGAGCCGCCGCCCGAGGACCCTCCACCGGAGGAGCCACCGGAGGACCCGCCGGACGAACCGCCGGAGGAGGCGCCGGAGCTCATGCCGGAACTCGCGCCCGAGCTTGCACCCGAACTCATCCCGGAGCTGGACCCGCCGCCGGAACTGCCGCTGGAGGAGCCGCTGCTGGAGCTCATGCCCGAACTGGACATGCCGCTTGAGTCGGTATCCGAACCGCTTCCGCCGCTGCTGGATTGGCTCGGCATCGAGTCCGTCGTGCCGCTGCTGGATGCCGACGGGCTTCCCGGGCCGGACGAACGGGAGTACCGCGAGTCGTTGGTCGTGACCCAGGTCAGGGTCGGCGTGCCGCCCGAACCGGTTGTGTAGTGCCAATCGCCGCTGGTTGTCACGCTCGGCGGCGTCGATCCGCTCGGCGGCATCGACGAGGAAGGCGTGTTGGTAGAACCCCCACCGCCGGAGCCGGTCGAGTAGTTGCTCGACCCGCCGCCCTGCGGGGCGCGGCCGGTGGCCCAGACAGGTATATAGAGGTAGTAGCGGGTCGGGCCGTCGCTCATCGGGCGGTCTCCTGCGCCGCCGGCGCTGGCTTCGGGTTCGGTTCGTACCAGCCCTGTGAACTCACCGGCTTCCCGCACTCGGCGGAAGCGGCCTTCACCGCGTCGGTGAACTCCATGCGATCGAACGCCCGCAGCTCGCTCCCCGGCGAGCAGTTGACGACGCGGAAGCGGTGCTTGTCAAAGTGCGGCCGCAGCGCCTCGAAGCGGCGGGCCAGGGAGTCGTACAGGATGTTGTTGTGCCGGATGGCGTTCGCGGCCCGGTGCTCCTCGAAGGCGTACTTGCGGTCCTCGGCCATCTTGAAGTCGCACCCGAGCAGGTAGACCGTGCCGAAGCCGAGGTAGTGCAACAACCGGAGCGCCACGAGCATCACGCTGCGCTTGCCCACGATCCCGAGCGAGTCGGGGTGCTTGCCGTCATTGCCCCACGGGATTGAATCGCCGGTGAGGAACCGCTCGTGGTCGAAGTGGTCAGCGCGGCGGAAGAACAGGACGCCCGGCATCTGCCGCACGCGGAAGGCGCTGTTGCGCATGGTGCCGTCGGGGTTCTGGATGCGCAGGCGCTTGTCCCAGTGGCAGGTGGGGACGAACTTCAGGATGCCCGGGTCCTTCCAGCCGGTGTCGATGAAGCGGCCCGGGTCGTCCACGCAGGTCCAGAAGGTCGGGCGGTGGACGGTCCATGAGTTGTTGACGCCCATCGTGACGATGCCGCGGCGATTGAGCAGACCGAGGTCGATCTGGTTCAAGGACGGCCCGGAGAGGATCAGGAACGCGGAGCGGCCGCGGTAGAACCCGGACAGGGACACCGAATCGAAGTCGGCGGTGTAGAGGCGCAGGCCATCCCGCGCGGGCTTGCGCGCCTTGAGCCCCGCCTGCAGCGCCGCGATGTCCGACTGGTTCTCACGCACAGCCACACCCCCCCACGCCCTCCTTGGCCGTGAAGCGCCCGACGATGTACCTGCCCTCTGCCCGAGGAGCGCTGACGGTTCCGACGCGGCCGATGCGCTCCAGCCACCACGCCAGCGGCTGCACGGTCGGGTGCAGCCCCTCGCCAGCGACCGTGTTCTTGCTGGGCCGCGTGCAGATCGAGAAGACGAAGTGCGCCCGCGGGCGCGCCACGCGGCGCATCTCCGCGAGGACGGCGTCCACGTCCTCCGGGAGCAGGTGCTCCAGCGCATCAAAGCTCGTTACCACATCCGCGACACCGTCAAGCAGGCCGGTCTTATGCATCGCTCGCGGCACGTCCGCCTCGGGGAAGGCGAAGTCGATCCCCAGCCCGTCGATCCCCCCACCCAGCCGGCGCAGGGCGTGGACGAAGTCGTTGCGGCCGCAGCCGAAGTCCACGACGAAGCCCGGCTTGAGCCGCTGCACCAGCGGGATCGCCGCCTTCCCGTGGTTGGTAGCGCCGTAGCGCGACCCGGAGGCGGCGGCGAGCGCCACGTACTTGCCGCGCTCGTGCTCGCGGCGGGCGTCGAGGCTCGGCTTGGTTCGGGGGGCGGGAGGGGTGGTCGTCATGCGCCCCCCTCGATGTAAAGGTTGAACTTCCGGTCCTCGTCGGCGGGGTCGGCAATCTCGATCAGGCTCATGGCCTCGAAGACCCAGACCGGCTTGCCCTTGCTGTCGCGCTCGCAGGTGAGCTGCACGCAGACCCCTTCGGGGATGGGGACGAGCTTGGGCCGCAGCGACCTCGCGGGCGGGCACTTGGGAAGCACGCCGGGGAGTTCGCACACGGGACCGAGGCCCAGCAACCCGCCGAAGCCGGACCCCGGCTCCGAGTCGTTCATGTGGTGTGCCTCGAAGCGGTTGATCGCCATCCGCATCGGGTCTTCGCCCCCGCCGGGAGACTGCGACGACAGCCCCTCGGGCACCGCGACGTATCGGAGGTATGTCTCGCTGCCGGGATCGCCGTCGAGACGGGCCTCCTGCCACGGGTAGCGCCAGCGGTTGCGCTCGGTCGGGATCAGCTCCGCCGCGCCCAGGATCGCCGTCACGCGCCCGGGCGACGGCCGTCCCATCTCGATGACGGCCCACTTCTCCCCGGTGCCTGCTTCCTTCCAGAGGATGGGGATGCCGCCCATGGGCGTGCCGGCCAGGACCGTTTCCCCTGCCGCGAGCTCGCAGGTGGTGTCCGTCTCGTTGGTGATCAGCACGCGCGCGGGCGTCACGCCCGTGAGCACGCACCGTCCGAGCTTGCCGGGCTTGATCGGCTGGAGCGCCACGACGAACGACAGCGTCGGCGACTCCTCGGTGGCGATCGCGCCCGTCAGAGGCGTGCGGCGGTGGAACGTCCGCTCCTGGTCATCCTCGCCCGGCTCCACCAGCACGCCGGCGATCGCCAGAGCGTGGTAGGGCTCGATCTCCTCCTCGGAGTCGTTGCGCACGAGCACGATACCACGAGGTGCGGGCTCCAGGGCCGGCCCCGCGCCGGAGTTGCGCTCGCGCCGGCGCTGGGTGACCGCCGCCTCGACGAAGGCGTTGTACGCCGCCGCGGGGATGCGGAGCGCCTGGCCGGACCGGACTTTGCGGAATGCGTCGCCCATCGATCAGATTCCGAGTCCCGCGAAGTTGCCCTCGTCGTACACGCGCTCGACGTACGCCGCGACCGGCCGCTTCACGATCGCGTGCGAGGCGGTGTCTTCCTCGTCCGCGTAGCGGACCCAGAGGTATTCCCATCCCTTCTTGCTGATGCCGCCGATCGGCCCAACCGAGATCCCCGTCGCGTTGGGGCTGGCGGCGAATCGGAACGTGATCTCCCAGTCGTCATCGGGATCGGTGCCCCGGCGCGACCCCGTCGCCCCCAGGAAGAGCACCTCGCCGGGTTGGAAGCCACGGAATGCCCCGCCGTTGACCTTGCCGGTGAGGGAGAAGAGCGTCCCCTTATACGCCTGCGTGACCTGCTCATTGGGGAAGTAGTGCGTCTCGGAGAACTGGTAGACGGGGACCGTGATGTCCACGCCCTCGACGCCGTCGGCGGTGACGCCGATCGCGCCCTTGAAGTCGGGGGCGGTGGTCCCGGGCGCCGCATGGCTGGAGACTGTCTGTTTGCTCTGGGTGATGTGCTGCGTGCCGCCGCCGGTGTCGAAGGAGAAGATGCTCTCGCCGGGGGTCGGCAGCGAACCGGACTGGCGCCCGTAGCGGACGGTGGCCTCCCACAGCTCATCGCCCACGGGCTCGACGGAGACCGACTGCCGCGGCAGGCTGTCGTAGGTGCCCGGGCTGGTGCTCTCGGCCTGGGCCCGGGCGGCGAGGTCGTCGTTGGTGCCCCGCACGGTGTAGACCAGCTCCGCCGAGGGGTTGTCGCCCTTGGTGGACTTGCGGCTCTCGAACTTCTCCGTCACCGTGATCGGCACGCCGGGTGTCTCCTTATCCGAACGTCAATCCGCCGGTCTGCGCGGCGTCGGCCAGGCGCTTGGTGTGCTTGGCTGTCTGCTCCGTGGCCTTGGCCGTGCGCTCGGCGGCCCCGGAATCGGCCGCGAGTCCCTGCGTCGCGCGGGCATTGAAGGTGCCCCGCACGCTGACCCCCTTGGCGAGCAGGTCGCCCAGACCCGCGATGCGATCCTCGAACTCGGCCATCAGGTCACGCGGCGAGCGCGTCGGCCCGCGCTCGGCGTCCGCCGCCTCGCGCTTGCGGCGAGCCTGCTCGATCGCGGCGGCCAGACGCTCCTTCGCTGCGTCGAGGGCGGCACGCGACTCGGCGAGGGCCGCCTCCGTGTCCTTGCGGAGAGCCTCCTGGGCGTTCTCAAAGTCCTGCCCGATGGCGGCGAGCGTCGCCTCGTGGATGGCCGCGGCCTGCTCGCGCTCAGCGGCGCGGCGGCGTTCCCGCGCGGCCACGTCGCGCTGGGCGGCGTCCTCCAGCTCCACAAGCCGCGACTCGAGTTGCTGGTCCACGGCCTTCTTCGCGGCGTCGACATCCAGCCCGGAGTCGAACAGCCCCTGGATCTCCAGCATGCGCTTGGCGACACACGACGAGGCCTGCTCCCAGATCATCTGGAACCCGGTCGTGAAGTTCGTCCACGTCTTGGAGAGGAATGCCGTCGTCTCGATCCAGGCGACCTCGATGGCGTGGAAGCCGATCTCAGCGGCGGCCAGCGCGCCGTACCACATGGACTGGGCGGTGCCGACGAAGAACTGCTTGGCCTCCAGCCAGACCTTGTTGAGGGCCGCGACTCCCTGCTGCCAGACAACTTTGAGGCCGAGCCACAGGATCTCGGCGGCCAGCGCGATGTCTCCCGCCGCGAGCGCGTCCGAGATGCCGCCGATGACCTTGGTGGCCCAGTCGCGCAGGCGCGTGAACTGCTCCCCGAGCCACTCGAGGGCCGCCCCGCCCGCGCCGCTGGTGACCAGGAGCGCGGTCCCCAGCCCGAACACGGCCGCAACGACCAATCCGATGGGGCTGAGCAGCGCCCCCAGCGCCGCGCCGACCAGCCCGAATGCTGCGCCGATGCCGGACACGACGCTGGCCAGCACGCCCGTCGCGGCCGCCACTCCGGTGATCGCCACGCCAAGCCCGATCAGGGCGGCCCCAACGACCACTACGCCCGCCGCGACCTTGAGCGCCCAGACCACGACTTCCTTGTTCCGCTTGATCCAGTCGGTGGCGCTCACGATGATGCGCGTGATCCGCTGCGAGAGGTCCTTGATCGTGGGCGCCAGCGCCCCACCGATGGCGAAGACGCCCTGCTTGACGACGCGCCAGAGGATGTTGAGCGTGTCGTTGAGCTCGGCCGCGTCCTTGGCGGTCTGCGTGCTCACCGTCAGGCCGAGGCTGCGGGCCTGAGCCTGGAGCTCCTCGATCCCCGCCGCGCCGGAAGAGAGCAGGGGCAACAGCTTCGTGCCGGCCCTGCCGAAGATCTCCATCGCCAAGGCCGTTCGGAGCGCCGGGTCGGGGATCTTGGCCAGGCGGTCGGCCAGCAGCTTGAACTGCTTCTCCGGCGACAGGCCCGCCAGGTCCGCGACCGACAGGCCCAGCAGAGACAGGGCCTGCTGCGCCGTCGCCGATCCCTTGGCCGCGTCCACGAGCGACCGCTGCATGAACTTCAGGCCGTTCTCCAGCGTCTCCAGGTCCGCGCCCGACTGCTCGGCGGCGAAGCCGAGCTCGCTGAGGGACTCGACGCTCACCCCGGTCCGCAGGCTCATCTTGTCGAGGGCGTCGCCCATGTTCGAGAAGACCTTGACGCTCCCCAGCAGCGCTGTCACGGCTGCCGTTCCGATCCCCGCCAGGCGAATGCCGGCGCTGCGGAGCCCCTGGCCGAAAGCCTCCAGCCGCTTCTGGGCGCGGCGGAGCCCGGCGCTGAGCTTGTCGCTCACGCCGAGTTCGACGAATGCCCGTCCGGCCCGGATGCCCCGCGTGTCCGCCACCGCTCAGCCTCCCCTGCGGATCGAGTTCCGCCACAGGAGCGGAAGCTTCGGCCGCTCCTTCTCCAGCGCCGGGGCCATGAACGGCCTCGCCGCGATCCTGACCCTCCGCGACACGAGTCTTCCGCCCCGGCGTTGATGCACGACCGTCTCCCCACCGTGCTCCAGTGCCCGCGGCGCGGTGCTCTTGGCCAACCCCACGGGGCCGACCACGACGGAGTCACTGGATCGGTCATAGCCGAAGAGGATGAGCCTCCGCAGGCTTCCCTCGTGCGAGTGCGGCGGCTTGCCCGGCGGGGCGGTCCCCTTGCGCTTGCGGATGCTGGTCTTGGCACGAGTACGGATAAACGCGCCCGCCTGGCTGAGCACCTTGCGCTTGGCGGCATCGGCCGCCCGCATGACGACGTGCCGGTCAAAGAACATGTCCTTGATCCGCATGGTGATCACCCGCTAGCACCACCCAGCAGTCGCTGGATCAGGGTCAAGAGTGACCGCCGCTTCACCGGCGGGATGTCCTCTCGGTTCTTCTGCGCCCGGTGCGCTGCCCGGCGAAGCTCCGTGGGCGTAAAGAGCAGGTCGAGGTCGGCCCTCCTTCCGCCGCAGACGACCTCGCCGCGGGTGGCGAAATAGTCAGGACAGGCGGCGCGGTGCTGGTACGGCGGCTTGTTGGGGACGCGGATGAACCGCCCGGGGGTGATCTGCATGGGAACCTCCTTGCTTGGTGTCTCACTCAGGATGCGGACTTCAGGCCTCGGCGGTCATGTCGCGGCCCTTCTCCAGGCCCTTGTTGAACGACGCTTCCTTCTCCTTGCGGAGCCGACCCGAACCGATGAACAGGCCGACGATGCCGGCGAGCGCCGGCAGCGCCGGACCGAGCACGGGCAGGCCCGCCACAGTCGGGCCGATGGTGTCGAGGGCGGAGAGCGTGAGTTGCCCGAGCAGGCCGCGGACCTCACCGGCCTTCTCGATGTTGCTCTTCCACTGGGCGCCCGTCGTCTGGGTCTGGTTGAACCAGTTCTGGTACTCGACTTCGGCCTCGTTGAGTGAGAGCGTGGCGCGCAGCCCGGTGGTCTGCTGGATCGCGTTGGGGGTCTTGACCTTGACAATGTCGCCCAGGTCCAGCCCAGCGCACGAGGCGAGCACGAGCGCGAGGAGCATGAGGGCGGCGATATAGACGTAATGGCGGGTCGTCATCCTTGAGCCTCCTTGGCGATGGCCGGCATGCGGCCGTCGATAAAAACGTCCTTGAGCACCGACACGTCGGCCTTGATCGGGGCCTTGCGCTGGGCGAAGGGGTCGAAGTCGCTGGGCTTGAGGGAGCGGGATCGCTTGGGATCGCGGTGCAGGTTGGCGATGACGGAGAGGCAGGATGAGGCGATGGACCAGTCGTGGCGTTGCCGCCCCTCGAGCATCTCCATGAGTTCTCGCAGGGTCAGGGGCCCGGGGTCGACGCCGATGGCTCCGGCGCAGTGCCAGACGAAGCGCCAGGCGTCGGCGGCGCCGCATCCGAAGCCACCTGCAGCGCCTGCTCGGCCAGGCGGTCCAGTTCCCCGCTGCCGATCAGGTGGTCGATGCGTCTGGTCGTCAGGTCGCGGGCCTTCTCCAGCACGCCCTGCGTGGCCCGGAGCACCCGCCCGAGGTTGGCCCGGTCCCTCGGGCTCGGGCAGAAAGACACCAGTTCCTCCAGCACGGCAGCGGTGGCGTGCTCGATGGCGTCGCCGGCCATCGCGCGGCCGAAGTCCTCATCCGAGATCGACTTCGCGTCCGCCTCCGGCTTGCACAGCGCATAGACCACGTCGCACAGCAGGACGGGGTCTCGGATGAGCTTCTCGATGAGACCGCCCGAGCCTTCGATCGCCTGCATCAGGTCCGTGCCCGTCAGGCCGCGCACGCGCTTCAGCGCCGCGACGTTGATCTCGACCTGCCACTGCCTGCCCGCGTTGTCCGTGAACGTTCGCATCCGTGCCTCCGAGCGTGGGGTCATAGTGGGGAGCGCCGTGCCTGTTGCACGACGGTTGAAAAGCTGTTGCAGACTCGTTGCACCAGCCTGGCCTGGTTAGCCGCCGATCCAGGATGGGGCCGTCGCCGAGTACGTCACCTTCGCCGTCACCGAGACCGTGATCGCCTCCTCCAGCGCTTCGTTGCGGCTGAAGTTGGTGATCGAGAAGTCCGCTTGGAGACCCTGACCGGCGGTTTCGTCGAGGACCTGCAGCCCGATCGGGGCGTTCTGGAAGAATGCGTTCTTGATGGCCGTGAACCCCGTGTCGGCGGTGTCCCAGACCATCTCGAACTCGACGCTCGCCTCCTTCAACGTGGCGACGGTGGCGCGCCAGCCGTTGTTGGCGCGGGTGGTCACGTCCGCCTCGCCTGCCTCAAGGTTGAGGGTCACGTCGCGGGTATTGCCGAGGGCCGTCCACGCGCCGCCGCCGGCCTGACCGCCGGTCTTGTAGAGCAGCTTGGCTTCCATGCCGAGCTTGATGGCCATTGTCGATCTCCTTGAACGCCGTCACCCGGCCGTGTGGCCCACCACGAACACCACCTCGCCCGCCTTGCTCTTCACCAGCAGCTCCGACAGGTCCACGCGCTCGAATCGGAACTGCCTCCCCGCCGGCAGATCGATCTCCGTCCCTTTCCCGTCCGTCAGCACTGCGTCCTGCGTGTTCTTCTCCGAGGCGACCAGCGTGAAGGTCGCGACCAATCGCGTTTGAGAGAGCGGCTGGGGCTCTTCCTCCAGTTCCACCTTGAGCAAGACGACGTTCCGCACGCTGTTACCTCCGGACCCGGTACGTGACGCTCAGGACGCTCGTGAACACGCGGTGCTGCTCCAGCGACTCGCTCGACACCACCGGCTCGTGGGCGATGCCCGCCCACGCGGCATCCGGCGCATCAGGCAGGCGCTTCAGTCGCAGGTGGTCGGCGATCTCCTCGACGAGGTCGAGCAGGCCATCGATCTCGGCCTGCTCATCTTCTGCAGGCAGCTTCTTCTGCACGCCGACGTCGATGACGAACTCGTAGATGCTGCTGTCACGGCTGGCGGCGGAGATCGCCGTTGTCCGGGGCACGACCGAGACGCGCAGGTCCTTGAGATCCTCCAACGTGAACGCCGGCTGGTACATCCGGACCCCGGCCACGGGCCGAGAGAACGTGCCGGCGTTGATGTGCGAGGTGACAGCGTCGGCGATAGCGGCGATGGTGCTCATGGGCCGGTCCTCCCGTTCGCCCCGTTCAGCCGACCCTCGAGGTACGACACCCGCCGCTCGATCGACTGGTACTCGGTGCGCAGCGCCCGGGCCTCGACGATGAGCTCATCCAGGCGCTTCTCGACCTGCTGGAGCTTGGCCGTGACGACGCCCCACTGGATCGTGATCGCGCCGGCGGCCAGCACCACGGTCACCGCGATGCCCGCCCAGCGCGCTTTCGTGCCGTTGCCGTTCTGTCCGTTGGTCCCTGCCATCAACTCTCCGTGCCGACGAACTTGGTGTGAACCCGCATCACCCCGCGGTACGGGTCGCTGAATCTCCACGGTGGCTGGCCGCCGGGTGCGTTGACCTCGTACACCAGCACCTGCGTCCCGACCTGCTCCCGCACCTGATCGCCCGCCCTGGGCTGGATCGGGCCTGCGCCCAGGTCCAGGTCCGCCGCGCGGACCAGGTAATCCCGCGATTCGACACGGTGGATTAGCCCCGCGTCATCGGCCTGCTCGAACTCGGTACGGCCGATCGTGGCCTGCACCTCCTTCTCGTCCGCGCCCCGCCGGTAGACCACGGCCCGGCTCATGTGCCTGTGCCGCTGGTCGTCCAGGAACGCCGCGCCCCGTTCGAACAGGTCAACCACGGCGTGCTCCTACTGCGACATCCGGACGCGCACCATCGTGTCGGCATCGACCGTCGCCTTGACCGCCTTCCCGATGAGCTTGTTCCCCGTGGCGGTCTTAGTCGCCACGCCGTTCGCGGCGTCCCAATACGTGAGCGCGCCGGCCGCGATGGCGCTGCCGGCGCCGGTGGCCTTGGGGAACTCAAAGACGCCCTGCACGCCGAGCGACCCGAGCTGGTTGGCCTTGATCTCTGTGCGCGTGACCCCCACGAGGTCGCCCTGCACGACGACCGTCCCCGCCGCGGTGTCCGCCGCGGGGGTGTAGTCGATCGCCGCGCCTTCCTGCACGAACTTTGCTGCTGTGGACTGTCCTGCCATCGGTTCTTCTCCTTCGCCGCCGGGTTCGATCTCGCCGCCGCTGCCTTCGGTGCCGATCGGGACCGAGTCGCCCGTTACGCCTCACCCTTGCTCTTGACTCCGCCGCGCGGGTCCTGCAGGGCCACGCCGAAGTCGTGGTAGCCGCGCATCTGGATGCCCAGGCGGTTGAAGGTCTGCTCCGCCGTCTCGATCGTCGGTGACTCCTGCCCGTTCAGGAACGCCATCTCGACGACCGGCAGGTCGTTTGCGTCCGCCAGCAGGTACCACGCCTTGGTGGAGTTGCCGGTGAACTTGGGGTTGCCCAGGTAGCGGCTGACTTCAACGCGGAACTTGCCCTGGTGCGGGTTGGTGACCGGGTACCGCGCGTTGGCGGTGTTGTCGCGCAGCTCAATGCTCTTGAAGAGCTGGCTGCCCATCGCCGAGAGCGCCGTGGGCACGAGCAGGATCGAGGGCAGCACGCCGATGGGCTTGCCGTCCGAGTCCACCTGGTCCATGAAGGCGACCTCGGCCTTGGTGAGGCCGTCGATCCCCAGGGCCGTGTCCGCGCCGCTGATGAAGTTCTTGTTCCCGACCGTGAAGAAGCCGCTGTTGGCCATGAACGCGGCCCAGAAGACCTCGTTGATGGTCTTGCCCGAGCCCGAGCCGAGCTTGCGGGGGACGGTGGTGATCGCGCCCAGATCGTCGTTGATGATGTCGGTGCGGTCGATCGAGAGCATCAGGGCATACGTCTCGGCCTTGTTGGAGTAGCTTTCCTCGCCGAGCGTGCCGTGCTTGATCTCGCCGCCCGGGGCGACCTTCTCGTACCCGTCGTTGCCGGTGAGGCGGTAACTGGTCACGGTTTTGAAGTCGGTGACGCTGCGGACGGCGCAGATGTTCCGCCAGGTGCGCTCGACGCTGAAGAAGCCCTCCAGCAGGAACTTATTGGCGACGTTGGAGAGGATTCCGGCGATGCTGATGGTGCTGTTGCCCACCGAGGCCTCGATGCGGTCGTGGGGACGGCCGAACGCCGCGTCCATCACGCCGTGCCAGTCGCGGAAGGTGCGACCCGTGTAGCCGTTGGCCCACGCGGCGTGCAGGAGCAGTTCCTGCAGGCCGAGCGTGCGGCCGAAGGCACGGCTCGCGGCTTCGAGGTCCCGCTCGGCGAAGTGCTTCTCCGGAGCGTCCAGGCGCCCCGAGAGGATGCAGGCGGCCTCGAGGACGTTCTGCGTGATCGCGCCGCCGCCCGCGTGCGCGTGGACCGCCGGCGCGGCGGGCGCCTTGGGCCGGCTGGCGCGCAGGACCTCCAGTTCGGTCCGTGTCGCATCCCATCCATCGCGGATGGCCTGGGCCTCGATACCCGCGTGCCCACCTCCCCCGGCGCACAGCCGCCGGATCGCGGCGATGCGGTCTGTCTCCGCGGCCATCTGGGCGCGGAAGTCGCGGACGGGATCGGGCGTGGCCGAGCCGCCACCCCCAGCGTTCGGCGCACCACCGGCTGTGCCGCCACCGTCACCGCCGCCGGCCTCACCGGAGGCCGCGATGCTGGCGGTCGTCCCGCCGTCGGCCCCGAGGTCCACGAAGCTGATCTCGCCCAGCGTGGCCCGACGGACGATGTTGAGGGGGCCCTCGACTTCGCGGCCGTTGACGGTCGCGGTCTGGTTCTCGCGGAGGAACTCGAACGACTCAACGCTCGCCCCCACCGACGCCTGCCAGGGGAAGCCGTTCTTGGCCGACGCCACGACTTCCTTCGCGGCGTGCGTGTCGCGGGAGATCACGCCCGAGGCGACCAACCGGCCATCCTCCACGGCCACGGCGCTGGTGTGCCCGACTCCCGCGGTGGCGTCATGGCCGAAGCGGATCGGGCGGGACTGCGAGGGGATCGCCAGCCCGGCCAGGTCGATGACGACCGGGTGCCGCCAGCCGGCGACTTTCATCGGCCCACCGGTGTATGCGACCATCCGGAAGCGCGGCAGGGCGGCCCCGGCTCCTTCGTCGCCGCCCGCGGAGATATCGAACTCCGCCTGCGCGGTGAGGCAGAGGTTCTTTGTTCCCGCGTCGCCATTCCCGACGTGCTGGGCGCGGATAACGAGCGGGTGGTCTGCGAAGCTGATCGCGTCACGTTGCATCGGCGGTGGTCTCCTGTTCCTCATCGCGCTGCGGCGCGGAGCCGTTCTGGGCGGTCGTCGTCAGCGGGAGCCCGAGCTCGGCCATGAGCGCGAGTTCCTTGGCCCGCTGGCGCAGCTCGTCCTCCCAGTCGCGTCCCTGGCGGGCGAACTCGGCGGCGAGCGTGGTCGTGTGGTTGGCCAGGCGCGTGGCCTGAGCCGTGGCTTCCTTGGCGGGATCGACGTGCTCGACGCCATCCCAGAACCAGGTGTGCGGGATCGCCGCGCTCCGTACCCGCATCGACTGCGGGAGCAGCCCTTCGATCAGTGCCGCTTCATCCATCCAGGCCCGCAGCAGACGATCCAGGACCGTCAATCGCAGGTGGTGCTGATCGACGCGCAGGCTCTTGAAGTACGTCTGGTGGTCGAGGCGGCCGGAGGCGTAGTTATACCCCGAGGAGTTCCCCGCCGCGACGTTGAAGGGCATGTTCAGGCAGCGGGCGATCTCGTTCAGGATCTCGCGCTTGAACTCCGCGTAGCTCGTCGTCGGCTGCTCGGCGTGGACCTGCCCGAGTTTCCAGCCGCCGGGGAGCACCGTCGCCATCCGCTTCTCGAGCTCGACCTCGTCCATCGGCTCCAGCGGGTCGGCCTCGCCGTTGGCGGGCGCCTCGGTGTAGAGCACGGCCGCGAAGTCCGCGGCGGTCTCGGCGGCGGCGATGACGGCCAGCGTGTAGCGCCGCAGCTGCGCGAACAGCGGCAGCGCGGACGTGATGTCCGGGATGCCGCGCATCTGGCCGGGCCGGTCGGCGCGGAAGTAGTGCACCACGCTGCTGGCGGGGAGCGTGTCGAACGCCAGCGGGTCAGGCCCGGCCCAGGACAGCGTGTCGCCCGGATGGGTCCGAAGCACGCGGTAGGCGGTAGGCAGCCCGTGCTGATCGAGCAAGATTCCGTCGATCTCATCATCCGGCGTGCGCGTGCCGGGCATGCGGGGGCGCGAAGGCAGCAGCGGGGTGGTCACCTGCTCGGGCTCGATGAGACGCAGGTCAAGCTTGATCGGCGAGTTGATCCCCGGGCTGCTCACGAGCAGCCCGAAGGCCTCGCCGCTCTCCGCGCGGGCCATCCGCATGGTGCGGAGCTTGCCGGGCAGGTCGATTGCTTCCGCCCACGCCTCGAAGAGTTCCTCGACGCGGCGGTTGGCCGAGTCATTGTCGGTGAGCATCTGCAGCCGCGGGCCGGTGCCGATGGTGTCGTTACCCAGCGTCAGAACGATGCCCTTGGCGTAGGAGTTGTTGGCGACCTCGTAGCGGGCCCGGTTGCGCAGGATGCGTCGGACCTCGGGGTTGACGGCGGCGTTGGGCGATAGCCCATCCGCGGCCGCCCAGTGCCTCCGGTTGTCCGGCGTGGTCTGCGCCGAGTCGAACTTGGCCGCGACCGCCCGGCGCACCGCCAGCGCACGCGCGCCAGAGCCGCCGGGCCCGCGTCCGTGCGGGCCGGCGGCGAGCGCGGCCGCGCGTGCGGGTGAGGGAGTCCCTCGTTCACGCGTGGCCCGGCCGAGGATGTTGGCGATGGTCGTGAACATGAGTCGCGTGAAGGGCAGGGGCGAGCGTGCTGGTTACTCAGCACCGGGCGGTACGATCTTGGCAAACTTGACACCGAGGCCGGGCTTCCTCACGGCTTCCTTGGACGCGAGGTAGCGGTCGGCCTCGATCTGGTCGGGCAGCGGGTGCTGCTCGACAGACTGGCCGTCCACCGCCGCCTTCGCCGGCTGCGACGCGTTGTCGCGGATGGCCTGTTCCAGTTCGTTCGCCACGTGCTGCGCTCCGGTAGGTGTGGGGTTTTGAGCGACCCGGCCGCCTACTGGAGACCTACGCAATCGCAGCGGCGGGTTGCGCGCCGCGATCGGCATCTGGTTCATTTCGTTCCACCGGTAGAACGTGCGAGCATCAGAGCCCGGGCCGCTCCGTCGTCGTTACCCGCCGCCCGCAGTGCCGGCACTCGCGGCGCCGACGGATTGCCCCGCCCGGAGCTCCGCGCGTATAGAGCACATGGAAATGCGCGCACCCGCAGCGGGAACAGCGCAGGCCACGCGGCTCGGCGACCGGCTTGGGCTTGGGCGGAAGCAGAGCACTCATCGCCGGCCTCCCTGAAGCGCCGACAGTCGGACGCGCGGACGGACGGGCGCCCGCGACTCCGTACCGAAGAGCACGGCCCCTTCCATCGATGCCGCCACACCCGTTCCGACGAGGCAATCGAGCCAGTGGTTGTCGAGCCCCTCGACCCGGAGTTTCCACTCGTCCACGGTCCGGCCGCGGCCTTCGGTCTTCACGCGGTACTCGCTGGTCAGGTGCTCGGCCAGCAGCCGGTGCGGCTCCGGCTTGGTTCCAAAGAGCGACAGGCACCCGGGGTCGCCCATGGGCACGGCCAGGCGCGCGTGGACGAACGACTTCCAGTAGTTCGTGTCGAAGACGATGTGCCGCACCGCCCGTTTGCCGGTAACCACGGGCACGCGCCAGTTCAGGCCGATCCGCTCGCCGCGCTTGCGCTTGTAGTCGCTGAACGGAATGCTGCTGGCCCCGACGTAGCGCCCGTGGCTGGGCATGAGCACGCCGGCGTGCGGACTCTGCCGGCAGAACTGGTAGACCACGTCCGTGGACGACCCCCAGTTGGCGTCGATGAGGCAGCGGTCGATCCGGACCATTGCGCCGTCGTCGCGCCGCCACTCGCGGGCAAGGTGCGACTGACAGAGGCGCTCCAGCCCGGCATAGATCGCCCCCTCGACGCCGGCCCGCGGCGCGACGGTCCCGAGCGTGCGGCGGAGATCCCGGAGCGTGAAGTAGGGCTGCTTCTGGTCGGGTTCCGTGCCGTAGTCGATGACATACCCGGTGAAGTCGTCTTCCCACGCCGCGACGACGTAGAAGAGCGCCTTGCCCTGCACGTCCACGAACATCGTCAGGCGCGTGCAGCCGATGGGCACCTCGCCGCGGGCATGGCCGCTGAGCTTGCCGACGATTTGGTCGGCGCTGAGCAGATCGTCCTGCGCGGTCACCTCGGGGAGCGGCTCGTTCTGGTACTCGGCGAAGAACGCGTGCTCGTCCTGGAGCCGCAGGTTCATCGCGTGCTGGACGGCCGAGATCTCGTCGTGGTTGAAGCGCTCCGGCCACGCCACCACCGCGCCCTCGTCCATCGCGGTCCGGTGCTGCTTGTAGAACTCCGTGGCGGCCTTGATGCCCCGGTCGCTGCGCAGCCCCTCGGCCCGGATCTCCGCGTACCGCTGCCACAGCGCCTCCCGCGTGGGGAAGGCGTACACCATCTTCGTCCGCTCTCCCTGCCACTGCGGGTGCTTGTCGCGGTCGAGGATGCGGTCGGCCAGGTCGTCGGGGCGAACGACGGTGAGGGTCATCAGCCCGGCGATCTTCTTG